AACGGCCCGTGAGGGCCGTTCGTTGTGTTGCGCAGCGGCTGTTACTTTTTGCCGTTGCCGGCCGCCAGTTTCATCGCTTCGGCCTGGGCCGCTTCGACGATCTTCTTCGCTTCGGCCTGGGCGTCGGCGATGAGGTCAGAGGCTTTCTTCTCGGCTTCGGCGACCTTAGCGTTAGCGTCGGTCTCCGCGTCCTTGACGAAGTCGGCCAGGTCGGCTTCCACTTCCTTGCGCAGGTCGGCACGGATCGCCTCGAGGTCAACCGCCGGGGCGGCCGAGCCCGCGTCAGCCGACACGATCCGGCTCGCATACAGCGGGCTGGCGGCCTTTTCGTCGGTCAGCTTGACAGTTGCGCCGCGTTTCAAGTCGCCGATATCGGCGGTCAAACGGTAGGTTTTCTTTTCCATGTTATGGCGACCCGTAGAATACGCCTTTGCTCTTACCAGCAGCGTCGGCGCGGATTTGAAGGCCAGTAGCGGTCCACACCAGGACTTGGAAATCGTCCATCGGGGTTTTCCGCACCATCGGGGTGGAGGTCAGCGGCATGCCAACGATCGGCTTGATGTAGCGCGAATCGAGGATCACACCGGCAATCTCGTTGCCGCTGAAGTTCTTGTCATACACGATGCCCGCGATTTCCGGGTTGTCCAGCACGATCGAAGCGATCGAGCGGGTCGAACCGACCACGCCAGCAATGCGCGACATGTTCTGAATCACGGCGGACGAGGTGTAGAACTTGATCCGGCCGGTAGCGAACTGCAGACGCATCGCTGCGATCACCTGGATAAAGAAGTTGTTGGCCTCTTCCAGGGTCAGGGTCGCCGAGGTCAGATCGACGGCGGTGATGCCGCTACCGCCAACCGACAGGTCAACTGCCAGGGTGTTCGGGCTGGTCTTGATGCCGTGACCGGTATAGCCCTTGTACACCTTGGAAGTATCGCCGTTGATCATGTAGTTCGCGGACTGGTCCTGAACTTCCAGGGTCGCGCCCGCCTGGTCTTCCAGCAGCCCGTCAAAGCCTTCCGAGCGCTCGCCTTCCAGTTCGCGCCAGGTGCGGCCGACTTGGGAGGTGTGCACCAGGACCAGGGTGCCGTCGTAGTCGTAGGTGCCGCGGTCCATCGGCTTTTTGTGCTGGCCGTCGATGGACGACTGCGCGGAGAATTCGCCGTTGGTACGACGGTACTCACTGACGATCTTGCCGATGTTGACCGAACGGGCCAGCGGGGCCAGGTCGCGCAGAAGTTCGGACTCAGGGTCACGGCCAAGGGCCATGGTCTGGGTGTCGAAGTCGCGCCACACGGCCTCCAGGTCACGGGCCGCGTTGACAGTCAGCGAGCCCATGGCCGGGGTGTTGCGGTTGCGTAATTGAGCGGCGAAAGTGTCTTCGTTCACCGCGAAGTACTCGCGGAGGTCGAGAACGTCTTCCCACTGGCGCGGAAGGCCGGGGTTACCCGCGGCTCGTGCTTGGTTGAAAATGAACGACATTTGACGTTCTCCTTATTTGAACTTGATTGCGATGCGCTGATCAGCGACGGTTGCGCCGGTAACGGCACCGTCGGCGTAGCACACTGCGGTGGCGGCGTCGCTGACAACCAGGCGGCCGGTGGCGTTCGGGGTGAGCGGCGCGTCGGCGGCGATGGTCTGTGCGGCAGCAGCGCGGCCGGTGAACAGGTCACCGCTGTGCGTATCGTACAGGCGCTGGGTGTCGGTAGCGACCGGCACGTCATCAATGCCGCCGTGCAGTTGCTCGCCCCAGACGTAAGCGGGCAGGCCCGCTACGGCGCCGGCGCCGTCCAGGCCGACAACACAGCCCGGCAGGCGGGCAGCGGCGGAGGCCAGGATAACTTCGGTGGTTTCCGGAGTGGTGCGGTGAACGCCGCCACGCCATACCTTGTTCGGAACGTAAGCCATGGTCAGCTCTCCTTATTTCGGCATTTCGGCGCGAGCGCGGGGCTTCACGTCGGAACGGTTGACGGACAGCTGACCTTCGGGAACGTCGGTCGCCGGTTTGAATTTCGCGAGGGTGGTGCGCAGCGCGTTCACCGACAGCTCGGCCGCTGCATCGGCGCCGATGTGGGCGGCCACTTCGGTGCGCAGCGCTTCGGTTTCCGCAGCTTCACCCTTACCGACCTGAGCTTCCAGGGCGGTGAGACGGTCCAGTACGGGGGCCAGGGCGCCGGTTACGGCCTCCGAGGCATTCACTTTCAGGTCAGCGGCGATACCCTCGCGCAGAGCCTGGATTTGTTCTGGCGACATATCGTCAGCCTCCTGAGTTGTGGTTTGCACGTCGAAGTTTAACGCGCCACGATTGAAAACGCTATTCGCCAGAATTTGCCACTGGCTTTTGCGCACTGCCGGACGAACGGTTTCGGCCAAATTGGCCACCGCGCCGCTCATTTCGTAGTCGACTGCAACGTACCGGTCCGCTGGTGCCGGGCCGTCTGACCGCTGTTCCAGTTCGAACACGGCGGTTTGGTCGGTGAAGTCTGCCAGCCACACGTAGAGCCCCGGCCAGCGGGCGACGCCGGCAGCACGCAGGACCTCGTGTTTTTCCTGCTGAGTCATTCCGGACAGGGCGCCGGCGTCGACGTTTACGAAAAGGCCGACGCCGTCGTCAGGTGTGGCAGCGCCTGGCTCGTCCAGCAGGATTGCGTCATGGTCGATCGCCAGGTATTCGGCACGGCCACTGTACGGCAGGCCCTCGGCTACCGGATGGACGCGCAACCATACCGCAATAGAGGTGTGGATCGGCTTTTCGTCTTCGATCGCCTTGAGCAGTTCCGGCCCGCGCGGGGTCGCGTTGGCGAACAGGACGTCAATCCACTTTTCGACGTGCACGCGACCGTCTTCGCCGAGGCGCACGTTGCGGTTGAAGGCCCCGACGTGGTTCGCATGGATCGCAACTGGGTCGCCCGCACTGATCCACTTTCCGGCAGCGTCCTTAGGATGGCCGAGTGGCGCCAACTTGCCATCCAGTTGGGTGTAGGTCCGCGCGGTTTCTTCGGCTGGGTACAGTACCCCGTTCATCACCGAGTTAGGTGCGAGAGTAGCGGAGGGCACGATAACGTACTCGCGCCCGTCAACGGTTTCGCGCCGGATTTTCGAATTGTCGACCGCCGTGAAGGCGTTTACGCGTAGCTCCCGCATTTCGGGGCCTCCTATGGGTTAAACTGCCGCAATCATAACTCAGAACGAGGCGGCACACATGGCTACCCCCGAAGAACGCGCCCGCGCCGGTATGCTGCGCACGATGGGCCTGGACAACAAACGGCCGGACGCTTGGGCCGAGTACGGCTACAAGGAAAAGCTCGGTTTCCAGGACTTCTACAACCTGTACACGCGGCACGGCGTGGCGGCCGGCGTGGTTGATCGGATCGCCGAAAAGGTTTTCCAGACCGCGCCATGGGTGATCCAGGGTACGAAAGACGACGAGCGGACTACCGAAACGGCGTGGGAAAAGGACTTTGCGACCCTGGCCGAGGACACGGACCTCTGGTGGTACCTCAAGGAAGCGTACGGCATGCGCATGGTTGGCGCATGGTCCGGCCTGATCCTCAAGTTTGCCAACGGCAAGGACGGCGAGACGCTGCGCGATCCGGTCTCGGGTTCGCCCGTGCTCGAAGACCTGGTGCCTGTCTGGCGCGGTCAGCTACAGCCAGCCACCCGCGACGCCCTGGGCAACGTGACGATGTGGAACTACACGCCGACCGGCTTTGACGCCACGGACCTCGAAAACAGCCCACCGGTTCAGCTGCACCCTGACCGCCTGTACATTGTCGGCGACTACAAGCGCGGGCGGTCGATGTTAGAACCCGGCTTTAACGCGTTCGTCGACATGGAGAAGGTGACGGGCGGTTCTGGCGAGGGCTACCTGAAGAACGCGGCGCGCCAAATCCATATCAACTACGAGTCCGACGCGGAACCGACTAAGCCAGGTCAGCCCGACGACGAAGTGGCCGAAGAGTTGAACCAGCAGGCCAAGGCCTTGAACACCCGCCAGGACTTGGTACTGGCTACTCAAGGCGCCGAGGTGGGTATTCTCTCTGCTGCGCTGCCCGATCCTGAAAAGC